CTGATATGATTGCTAAATATTTTGAAGATGAAAACTTTTTAGATTATTGGAGAGAAAGAAATGAATACAAAAGGGATGAGTAAAATAAGAAACAAAGCTAAAGCTATTCTTGTTGAATGGTTAAAGACTTTGTTAAATGAAGAGGAACAAAAGAAAGTTAATGTAAAAAATATATTAACATTACTTCCTAATCAGACTCATTACTTTAGTGGAGAAACATTAAGACTACAACCTTGGTCTTATAAATGGGTAGTTAAGAAGTTAAAACGCAACCCAGAGTTGACAATAGATGATTTAAATGATATGTTGCAACCAAGTGAAAAAGATTTAAGAAGAAAAGAAATGATGGAGAAAGGACCATTATAATGACACATAAAGATATGTTTAAAGGAACTACCTATGATACATTAAATAGACAAGTAGATGGTAATCATTACTCAAAAATGAAAATACAACCTGCTGAATTTATAAATGAAAATAATTTATTATTTGCAGAAGGTAATGCTATTAAATATATCTGTAGACATAAATCAAAAGGCAAACAAAAAGATATTGAAAAAGCTATTCACTATCTTGAAATGATATTAGAGAGGGATTACTCATGACTAAAGAGTCACAAATAACACAGCTAGAAAAAAGAGCAAGAGGTTTTCGCAGAATCATATCAGCACTAAATGATTTACCTATGTATGGTATTAATAGACACATAGATAAAATACTTCATGTTAAGATTGATGCATTAAAAGACCATCTTAAATTAAAGATAACAAAAAATAATGAAAAGTTAAATGAAATGTATACTGAAAGTATAGATAGTTTAGCTGATGATGATGGACAACAAGGTGATGTTGGTTATAAACCTGAACCTGTTTTACCTAAAGAACCTATTGGAGAATCTTTTACAAGTAAAGGTTATAAATGACAAGCATTGAAGATAGAGATGTAGATGCTACATATGAAAATGAACAAAGTACTGTTACTATTCCATTAAAAGAATATGATAAACTAAAAGAAAAACAACATTATATTACTGATAAAGATTTGATTGCTTGTATAGATAAGATAGAAGAATTAGTTAGAGCAGTAAGAAAACACATAGTAAGGACAGAGATATGAATAATGTATTAGGATTAGATGGTAAACCAAAACAACCTATTGGTCCAGTTTATCATATGCGTTTATGTTTAGTAGGTTCTGATGATATAGATATTAAAAATGTACAAACATTTGGTATAGCTGAAGATGGTTTCTTTATGGTAAAGAGTCATGATAATACAAAGCTTCCAGTATTTATGACTAACCCTGCAAGAATACAAACTGTTGAAGTTTATAAAGAAGGTGATAAACCATTAACAAAAAAGAAAGGAGCAAAGTCAGATGATGACTTTCTTCTAGATTTACTAAAGAAAAATCATGCAGCAGAATCGAAAACTCAAAAGTAAAAAAAGAGTTAAAAGAAAAGAAGCTGAAATTATGGGCTTCAAACTTATTATTAATAATCAAGGACAATTCATTACAGAAATAAAAAACTATCCAATGGATAAAGTTAATTTACATTTTCATAAAAATAATGCTGGTGTTATAACAGCAATGTTAAGAGAATGTAAAACTAATTTTAATGATTTATCAGAGCAATTAGAAAAAATTGCTAGAGATGTTTTTTATTCTTAAATTTTTATTTCTTCTTCAGGACTACATACAAATTTAATATAAATTTTATTTTTGTTTACTTCCTGATAACCTATTTCTTCTAGTTTAAGAATTGATTCTGTATTTCCAGCTATCATACAAGAATACTCATCAATAAATAAAGCTGGATATTTGTAAGGTGGTAAACAATTTTCTGCTACACCAGAACATAAAATTAAAAACAAAGCTATTTTCATTATTCTAATATTAAAGAAGTAATCTTCTTCTCTCCCATGTACACCTCTATATTTGCTTTAGATTGTATGCATTTAAATACTACTCTATCTGTATTATTTCTGTCTTTCATAGCATATCTTTTAGCTTTTAAACAACTTGATAATGAATCATGATACCTATGTTCAATAATTTTATGGTCTTGTAAAAGTAAAAGAGCAAATACCATCTCTATCATTAGTGTCCTCCCTTTCCATTTCTAATTAGTGTCTCTACATCTTTATTTAATTTTGCTACTTGTTCTTTTAAGAAATCAATGTTAACTGCATTGTGTCTCATGCCTTTAATTTCTTTTTCTATATCTTCAACGATAGAACTAAGATGCTCCACTAACATGAAGAGTTCTGCTTCTCCACTTGATTGTCCTAATTCACCTCTTGGATATTTAATTCTAAATTCTGAGTTAGCTTCTAAATCTTTTTCCATTAGTTCTAATTTAGTGCTATGTTTGTTAAGTGTTTCTACCACACCAAAATATGCCCATACTCCTACAGCAACAGCAATAACTATGCTAATAAGATTTTTCATTGGCATACTTACTGATGTATTTTCACTTATCTTCATTATATTCCTTGTAGTCTAGGGTCTTTACTAAATATATTCTTTGTTGCTTTTGGTCTAGCTTGAGAATCTTTACTTCTTTTTCTTAACTGTGCAACAGCAGACTCTTTTAGTTGTCTTTCTTTTTTTACTTTTTGTAAATCTTTTAGTAAATTCATTTCTTTTTCCTTTTACATTTACATCTTGGTCCAAATAATTTATCTATTAATAAAGATAATTTATCTAACTTTTCAAAACATTTATAAAAAAATTTATCTAACATAACCTGGTTCTAAAAATAGTGCCATCAATACAAATAGTATTATTAATATCCCTGTAAAATAATAATTCATAATGACACCTCATATATTACTTCTTACCATTTCTCCAAATTTGAGTTCCTTTTATACCATACACACTCGCCACTACAAGAATCCACAAATTAGTGAACCATTGGGGAAGCTGTGAAAAATATTCAAAAAATAATTTTACCTTGTCCATAGCAGCAGGGTCTTCTGATACGACTGCCCAAGCTAACACAGCCACAGGAGCTGAAAGAACTAATAAAATAAATTCGTCTTTCCAGTCCGACTGTCTTGCTTCTAATAATTTACCCTGATATTCTGTTTCACCTCTAGCCATTTTAGCTGCGTGGTGATGTTGTGCATCAGCCATCATCATCTTAGTCTCTTGTCTTTTTTTAAAGATGTGAGTACCAGCTTGTAATGCAACTTTTGCTAAACTAAACCATGCCATTTTTTTCTAACCACTCCTTTACATTGAATGATGGACACTTCTTGACATCATCTACTTCATAGTGTCCTATAATTCTTTCTATATTATATTTATCTTTTAGTGTTTCTACTATTTGTTTTAATGTATCAAATTGTTCTGGAAGAAAATTATTTTCCCATCCACCATTACTATCTGAACCACCTACCATACATATACCTAATGATGTTCCATTAACTTGTCTAGCATGAGAACCAGTTCTATGTTCTTCTCTACCAGTTTCTAATGTTCCATCTCTTTTAATTACATAATGATAACCAATATCATCCCAACCATTATCAACAACATGCCAATGTTTTATTTTTTCTACACCTATATCCATATCTTTAGGTGTTGCTGAACAATGTATAACGATTGTATCTGTTTTAGTTCTTGGTGTCATATGTTAAACCTAGGGAGCATTACACCCCCTAGGTCTTGGAGGTTATTTTATTTTTATTGTTTTAGCTTTTTTCTCTTCAGGTATCTCTTCATATAATTTTATATTTAAAATACCATCTTTAAAATCAGCCGAATCTACTTTGATGTATTCAGACAAAGTAAATTTTCTAACAACACTTCTTGATGCGATACCTTGATGTATTAAACTATCATTGTCTTTATCTTCTTTCTTAGCTTTGATAGTTAGTACACCTTCTTGTAACTCACATTCAATATCAGATTTAGTAAAACCAGCTAATGCCATTTCTATCTGATACTTACCTTTACCAACTTTTCTTATGTTGTATGGAGGAAAGTTAGAAGTGTTTATTCTTGAGACTTCATTTAATGAATCAAACATTCTATCAAAACCGATAGAGAAGTTTCTAAATGGGTCAAAATTTATTAAATCGTATTGTGTCATATTATATCCTTTCGTTAAGCGATTTAAATTTAGTAACCCCTAATGGGCATTACTTTACTATATTATAGTAATTTTTCTATTCCTTGTCAACAAACAGCTTATTGTATAAACCCTTTAATTCTTCCTTATTTTTACCATCAATTCTTCTATTCAATATACCTGTGACATTTGATGACCAGTTCTTATTCTCTGCATATCCAGTATTAGCTATAGCTTTTATTATATCAGCTTTACTAGCTTTACCTTCATTGAAAGCATTTATTGTATTTCTTACTCCTTGATATTTCTCTGAGTTAGCTACCATATTTAAAAAATCTTTTATAGAATCTTCTTCAGTAGGATATTTTTTTATCATAGCATCACTACCTCTAGCTTTTATATGAGGTTTATTCTTATCAAACACTTGTATGTTAAATAAGTTATTGCTACCATCTTTTACAAATCTTGAAGTACCCCAACCAGTTTCTTCACTATTAATAGCAAGTATAATATCATTAGGTATTATATTATCTTTATTAGTTTTATATACTTTTTCTGCAGTATTTAATAACCAAGATTTTTTATTTGGTTCTAATGTTGATACATTACTATAATCTTTTTCTACAACAACATCAGGTTTTTTAGGAGGTATTATTTTATTTTCTACAGCTTTATCCATTTCATTAGCACCTATAGCACTAGCTATTATTGCTGCACTTGCTACTGTAGCTACATCTTTTTTATTCATATCTTCCTCACTAGGTTTTTTAAGTGGAACAACTACATCACCTTTATTAAAGTTTTGTCTAAAATTATTTAATGGACTTTTTACTGGAGTTACAACATCTTCATCAGTAAATAAACTTCTTATCCATTTTGTAAATATAGGAGCTGGTGCTATTCTTTGTAAAAATCTATTTAATGCTGAATCATAATTTTTATCAGCAACATCTTTTGCTACTTGTCCACCTTCTGTTAATATACTAAATGATGGTGCAAATAAAAACCAAGGTTCTCTTGAACCTGGACCTGTTAATCTACCAATAAATAATTCTGGTAAAGTACCAGTTAATCCAGATAATCTTAATGCTTCTGAATACCATTTATCTGTTTCAGTTTCTCTATCAGTAACAACTTCACCATATTTAGCTACTTCTCTTAACTCTTGTATTCCTCCATAAACAGGAAGTGCTGCAAGTAATTTTACTAATTGTTTAGCATCTCCATTTTCTATTCTAGTTAATAATTTATTTGTTTGTGCAGATTTAGCTAAAGTCCAAGATAAAAATTGTCCTAATAACCTTGTTAATGGGTCTCTACTTTGTGTAAAAATTAATCTGTTTGATACTTGAGGTATTAATGCATCTCTATTAGCTGCAGTTATTCCTGCTTTGTTTAATAAGTTTCTAGCAAATTTTTGTTTTGCAGCATTTTCAATAGTTTCAAATGTTCCTAATCTTAAAGCATTATTTAAAGTTAAACCATATCGTTCAACTTTTTCTAATAATCTTAATCCTTTAGCAGACCTAACACTATTTCCATTAGCAACAAATTTAGCTAACTTTTGAGATGAAACTAATGCATCAACTGCACCAGTATTATAAGCAAATCTTCTAGCAAATCCAGTTACCCATTGTAATCCTAATACTTTAAAACCTAATTCATTTGTTTTTCTTAATATACCAGGATTATCCATTGCATTAGCAGCTAGTGTAGGATTTTTATCTAATGGTGTTAATGTTTTTAATAATTGATTTTCTAAAACTTTACCTTGATTATAACCTAATTGAGTTGCTAAACTTGATTCATCTTTAGCTCTAAATCCTGTTCTAGCTAATCCTGCTAATGCTGCTTTAAAATTATTTGAGTTACTAAATACTTGTACTAAATCACCTAATGAAGCTATTGAAACTCTTTCTAACATATTTAAATTAGATAAAGTAGATAATATACCTGCACTTGTTCTTGCTACATTTTCTCTTATTTTTCCATATCTACCAAAAAAAGCATCAACATGGTCAAACACTAAACTTATTTCTTTGTTTGCTAATTCTAATTGTTTAGGATTTCCTTTATATTTTTCTACAATACCTTGTATATATGGTTTTAATAACTGTCCTTTATTACCAAACTGTGATGCAAAACCTATAGAATCTGCAGACCTTGTAACTAAATTATTTAAAGTAGAATTAATATCATTTACTAAATAACCATTTTTTTCTAATACTTTTTCTACTTTTGCATATGAACCATTTAATACTCTGTCTTTAGTTATATGTTCATCTAAAGGTAAATTTTTTATAATTGGAGATATTGTTTTTGTAGTCTTATCTCCTGCCATTACACTTGTAATTAATTTACTTACTAATTGTTTATCATAAACTCCATCAGCACTAGACTTTTGTATACCATTATAAAATGTTTCTGCAGTTGCCTTTGCTTCTTTATCTGTTAATTTAGGATTAACATCTTTTAAAATTTTTGTAATTACATCTTTAAATTTATTAGGGTCTTGTTTAACAACATTCCAATTCCAGACTCTAGGAAAATAATCTTTTATTGGGTCTATTCTTACTTCTTTTTGTATAGTTTTTGTTACACCTTTTTTATTTGTTGTTGTAGTTGTTATTACTTTTCGTAATCCTAAACCTACTTTAGTATATTCATTTCTAAAATCATCTAACCATTTTTGTATTTCTTTAGCAGCAGTATTTACTTTTTGATTACCTTTTTCTTTTGAACCTCTTACAATTCTAATAGCTGCAGCTTCCTCTGCAGAATTTAATTTTTGAGATATTTCAAATGCTTTTTGTGTATACTCTCTTCTTATTCTATCTGCTACACCTGATGCAGAATTTTGACTAACAGGACCATCTAAATTTTGAAAAAGTTTTAATCCTATTTTTTCTGTCTCACCACCATATGCTTTAAGTTTTGTAGCAGATGTTGTTGATAATAATACTCTTGCTTTTTGAAATGCATTTTTTGTAGCTTCGTTGAATATAACTTTATCCAACATATTTTTTTCACCAGTACTAAATACCTTACCACTTCTTTGAATTAATTTTTGAGTAGCACCTAGTGATGCACCTACTAACATCCAGTTTCTTAATTCTTGGTCTTCTTTACCCCATAATCTACCAAAAGCATAACCAGCTCCTGCTCCAAATGCAGGTCTTAAACTTGCACCTATAACAAATTCTGCAGTATTTCTTGCTAAACTTTGATTTTGTTTTAATAATTTAAGTGTAGTAAATTCTCTTTTAGATTGTAAATCTATAATCTCTCTATCTTTTTTAGAAATTTTTTCCCAAAAACTTTTTTTAGCTTTATCATATTCAGCTTTTCTAACATTTAATATTTTATTTTGATTATCAATTTTACTTTGTACTGCAAGTTTTTTCTTAACAGAACCTTTTCCTTTTATATCTTTTTTATCTATTAATAATTTATTAATTTTGTTTTCAATTCTTTTTTCAACAGCATTAATTGACTCATCAAGTTTTTGTATAGGTGCTATTTCTTTAGAAATTTTTAAATTTATTTGTTTATTTAAATTTATTATTTCTTCATCACCTGCAATTTTTTGTAATTTTTGAAACTGTGATTTACTAACTCCTATTTGTTTTGCTTTTTGTCCTTCAATAACTTTTATTACATTTGCCAACTCTTCTTTTTTAGCACCAGGAAATAATTTAGATAAGCTTCTAAAAGCTTTTACTGATAAAGGTCCAAGTGTTGCTGCTGTAGCTGTAGATAAACCAACTTTAGTAGGGTCTATTTCTCCTGTTGTAGCTAATTGTGATATAGCTGTATCAAGTCCTACTGTTAATCCTGATACTGTTGCTAATCCTTTATAAGATGCTGTGGCTGCTCTACCCCATGGTGATAGATATGCAAACAAATAAAAAGGGTCTACCATAAAAGTAGCTAATGAAGCAGCTTGTACTAATGCATCATTATCATACTTACCTGAAGCTAACTCACCATATTTTTGTTTTAATTTTTTTTGTTCTTGTTCGTAATTTTGTTCTACATAATCTTTAAATTCATTATCTGGGTCAAACAAAGCTTGAACACCAGCTTTAGTTATTCTATAAAGATTACCAAAGAATTGATTTTGCTTATCAATTCCATATCTTATTTTTTCATAATTAGTAAATGTATCTGATGTTGAAAGTTGTGTAGAAGAATCTGTTTCTAATTGTTTTATTTTACCAGTAAATCCTGATGTATCTATTTGATTGTCTATTGTAGTAGATTTATTTATTT